CGGACGATGGACGTTGGCGCTAATTTTGAGACCACACGTCACGAGTATACTGACTCCCATCTGGAAGCAGCTATTCGTGGCGTTAATGGGTCTTACGATTACCGCTACAACGGCCCGATATTTGCATATTCGGGCAATGTGGGACCTAGCTCGTCCGCGTGGCCGACGCCGCCATCTGACTTAACTCAGCAGATGATTGCGAAGGGCACAACGGCTATTGCTAGGACTATTCCCACAAATCCATCGGCGAGTACAGCGCAGTTCCTTGGTGAGTTACGGGAGGGGCTTCCGCGCCTCCCTGGCTCTTCCGTAGTCAAACGTGGCGGACCCGGCGGCGTAGCCGACGAGTACGTTAACGTTGAGTTCGGAATAAAGCCACTCATCTCGGATCTCCAGAATATCTGGCAAGCTACGAAAATCGCTGAGAAGCGTATTTCACAGCTTGAGCGCGACTCTGGTCGCCTCGTGCGTCGGAGGTACTCTTTCCCTGTGGAGAGGACCGTTGAAGGGCCGACTGTAAAGTCGGATCCGTGGCTCGGATATCCTGGCCTTCGAACTGGAGGTGCAGGATCCGCGTACAATGGTCCTACGGGTAAGCTCTACCTTGAACGGACTACTGAAGTCCGTACTTGGTTTTCAGGAGCCTACACGTATCTTTACCCCAAGGGTGACTCATCCCTGGATAAGATGCGTCGTAGTGCATCGCGCCTCCGCGCGGTGTATGGTCTGGACGTAAGTCCAGAACTCTTCTGGGAGCTCACTCCGTGGAGCTGGGCTGTCGACTGGGTTTCGAACCTTGGAGATGTAATGACCAACATCTCCAGATTCTCACGAGACGGCCTTGTGATGCGGTGGGGGTATGTCATGTGCACTTGGAAGTGCACTGACACCTACACCTTGGTGGGCCAAACCTTTCGAGGTATTGGTTCACCAACTTTGACACAGAGCTTCACGACTACGGTCAAGAAGCGTGTCAAGGCAACCCCTTACGGGTTTGGCCTGGACCTTGGCGGATTGAGTCCCCGCCAATGGGCCATCCTTGGAGCACTCGGGATCTCTCGAGCCCAAGGCCAGCTGGAGTGATTTGGAGAACCATGTTCCCGTTCCCCAAACCGATTCGTTCTCAGGCTGAGCCTGAGGACGTTTCTGTCGCATTCATCGTCGAGTCTGACGCCGAAAGGCGCTGGGCTCTTGGATGTCTGTGGCAGCTCTCAGCTGCAGGAGTTGCAGGGCTCTGCGGATTAATACTCGCAGTTGCTGGCAACTCCGGTCCGAGCAAGACGGAACCGGCACATCCAGTGCCTGTTTCGGTTCCTTCACCTGCTGGAGTCATCTCGTGGCGTTTGCCGACCCTCAGTCCGTGACCATCAATGCGGTTGCGCAGTCCCTTCCTCGCACTAGTGTGAAGGATGGGGCTAGCGTTTACACCAAGGATGATGGAAACACCACCCTTACGATTTCGCATGCCTATGGCAAGCGGAACCGTCGTGTGGCCCGCATTGATGTCCGGAAGACTGCTCCCGATCCGCTGTTCCCGGCCCAGAACACCCCCTACAACATGGCTTGCTATGTTGTTGTGGATGTTCCTAAGGTTGGTTACACGATCGCGGAGCAGAAGCAGATTGTGGAT